ACTCCATTTGTTGACTTGTATATACCTGGTGAAAAAGCAATTTATGATTTATTGAATGTTACTTTTTTTGTTGATGAAGAATTGACTGCATGGAGAGAAATACACGATTGGATTCGTGCAATGACTTTCCCAACTGACTTTGCAGAATACAGAAACTTGGGTAATTTAAATAAAGTTTCTGGCATGAGAACATCTTTGAAACCACAATACTCTGATGCATCAATTACCATTTTATCATCCGCAAACAAACCTCATTACAGGTTTAAATTTTACGATGTGTTCCCTACAACACTATCTACATTTATTATGGCAGCGTCTGATAGTCCCGACAGTCAAATTACGGCAGACGGAACATTCAGGTACAGTTACTACGATATAGAAAAACTTATCTAAAAACGCTTGACAATCACCGTCAATTAGTGTATTCTCCTCTAAAGGAGGTTTTTATTATGAGCAAATTAGACGAACTATTGGAAGAATGGCGTAAAGACGCCGACATTGACCGAACCGAACCTGGTAAGGCACTTCTCGATATTCCCAAATTACACAGTAAGTATTTGAACATACTTAGCCGACACCGTTTGCTTTCCAAAGAAGCGGAGTTTAAGTATAACAAAATGAAAAAGATTAAATGGGAATATTACACAGGTAAATTAGATGATGATGATTTGAAAAAATATGAATGGGATCCTTTTCCATATGTTCTCAAATCAGACCTCTCTACATATATGGAGAGTGATGAAGATTTAAACAAATACTCTGCACAAAAAATTATGCATGATGAGATTGTTGAAGTTTGCACCGCCATATTAAAAGAACTAAACAGTCGCACATTTCAATTGCGTGACTTCATAGCATGGGAAAGATTTATTCAAGGTGTCTGATATTATTCTCCACAAAAAGAATGAAGCATTTATTCAGTTTGAGTGTGATAAAGGTACTGCACAAGAACTGAGTGACTACTTTACTTTTTATGTTCCTGGTTATCAATTTACACCTGCATACAAATCTCGTATGTGGGATGGAAAGATAAGATTAGCCGACCTTCGGTCGTTTACAATCTATCATGGACTTGTTCCTTACATTGAAAAGTTTTGTAAGGAAAGAGATTATGTATTAGAAATCGATTCAGATATCTCAACTACTGAAAACTATTCGGTAGTAGAAGCAAAACAACTTATTGATACTTTAAATTTGCCACATGAAGTTAGAGACTATCAATTAAAGTCTTTTATTCATGCGATACGCAACAAGCGTATTTTACTACTGTCACCAACTGCGAGTGGCAAAAGTTTAATTTTATACCTTATTGTTTGTTATTTACAACAAGAACATAAAAGAGGATTGTTAATTGTTCCTACAACCTCACTTGTTGAACAAATGTATAGTGACTTTGAATCGTATGGATATGATTCAGAAGAATATTGTCACCGCCAATATGCAGGTAAAGAAAAACATACAAACAAGTTTCTTACCATCACTACATGGCAATCAATCTATAAAAACGACAAAGAATACTTTGAACAATTTGACTTTGTTCTTGGTGATGAAGCACACCAATTTAAGGCCAAATCGTTGACAACTATTCTTTCAGGTTGCACTAACGCTAAATATAGAATAGGAACAACAGGTACTTTAGATGGTACACAAACACATCGCCTTGTATTAGAAGGTTTATTTGGACCTGTTTATAAAGCAACATCTACATCCGAACTCATTGAGAAAGGACAACTTGCTGAATTTAAGATTAAATGTCTGATATTAAAATATTCAGAAGCAACTTGCAAGATGGCAAAAGATTGGGACTATAACACAGAAATAGATTATATTGTCCAAAACAAAAATAGAAACGATTTCATTCGTAACTTATCATTGTCTTTAGAAGGCAACTCTCTTATATTATTTCAATTCGTTGAAAAACATGGAAAAAATTTATATGCAAATATTAAAGAACACGCAAAAAATAGGCATGTATTTTTTGTATTTGGTGGCACCGATGTTGAGATTCGTGAATCAGTTCGGTCAATTACTGAAAAAGAAACAGATGCAATCATTGTTGCTTCTTACGGCACTTTTAGCACTGGTGTTAATATCCGTAACCTTCACAATATCATATTTGCCAGTCCATCCAAATCCCGCATCCGTAATCTTCAGTCAATAGGTCGTGGACTTCGTATAGGTGAAAATAAAACAGAGGCAACACTATTTGATATTGTTGATGACTTCCGTGTAGGCAAATTTGCCAATTACACATTGAAACATTTCATCGAGCGTGTTAAAATATACGATGAAGAAAAGTTTAATTACAAGTTTTACAACATAGAAATAAAAAATGGAACTAACTCCTAATAACAATATAAAAATAGTAAGACTTCAAAGTGGTGAAGATATTATGGCAGATATCATTGAAGATGAAGAAAATGATACCATCTTTTTAGATAACCCAATGCATATTATCTTTAAAAGAATACCTACAGGTCAAACTGTGATGATGATGATGCCTTGGTTGCCAATTGAAGTTATCAAAGAGAATAGTGCAATTCTTTATTCTTCAGACATACTTACAATTATTGAACCTAAAGAAGATTTAGTTGACTATTATGGTACAGTTGTGATTGAGGCACAACAAAGAATGGAAGAAAAAAGAGACTTCTCGAATGAAGAAGAAGATGATTATGATGAGGAAGAAATAGATGAAGAAGAATTATTTGAAGTGCTTAAGGAAAAAAAGAAGCACAAATTACATTAATTTTCAAAAGGGACACCGAGATGATACACTTTGTCAAGCTCTTTGTCAACAGTTAAACAGGTAAATATTATGGCTAAAACAACTAAACACTATGTAAACAACGCAGACTTTTTGTCGGCTTTAATTGATTATCGTGACAAATGTGCGATTGCTAAAAAAGATGGCAAAGAAGATCCTCAGATTCCAAACTATATTGGAGAGTGTTTCTATAAAATTGCTGACCATCTATCACGCAAACCTAACTTCATATCATATTCTTTCCGTGATGAAATGATTTCAGATGGTATTGAAAATTGCCTAATGTATTTCCGTAATTTTGATCCTGACAAATCAAAGAACCCATTTGCCTATTTCACACAGATTATTTACTATGCTTTTTTACGCCGTATTATGAAAGAGAAGAAACAACTCTATGTCAAATACAAGGCAACAGAACAGTTTGGTATTCTTGATGAACATGAAATGTTTGAAGATGAAAATGGAAATATGAGGCAGTTTGAATTGTATGATAACATTTCCGAGTTTATTTTTAACTTTGAAGAAAACAAACGCAAGAAGAAAGAAGGCAAAACTAAAGGCCTAGAAAAATTTATGGAAGAAGAATTACCTGAATAACTATTGACAACCTCTCAAAAAGGCGATATAATGGATAGATTAAAAATTGAGCATCATATAAAACATCTCCAAGAAATGCACGATGGTTTAGATAAAGATATTAAAGAAGAAGAAAAACATTATGGTAACGATGCATTAGTTACCTTTCTCAAAAAGAAAAAACTTAAACTCAAGGATGAAATAGAAGGTTTCAAAAGCCAATTAATATGAAATTATGCATTTTGGGTGACACTCACTTCGGTGCTCGAGGTGATTCTTTAGATTTTCACAAATACTTCCAAAAATTTTATGATGAAGTATTTTTTCCATACCTAATTGAAAATGATATTAAGGTAGTCTTTCAGATGGGCGACTTGTTCGACCGCCGAAAGTTTATCAATTTCAATTCTCTTTACCTGTCTCGCAAATACTTTTTTGAAAAGTGTGAACGATTAGGTATTCAATTACATACCTTGATAGGTAATCACGATGTTGCCTATAAGAATACACTTGAAGTAAACTCACCATCTCTATTATTAAATGAATATAGTAATATTGAAATCTATGAAGAATTTGATACCGTAGATTTTGATGGTGTATCAATCGATGTTGTGCCTTGGATTTGTGATGATAATGTAGATGATATATTTAACCGAATGAAAGAATCTAAGGCACAAATTTGTTTTGGTCACTTTGAGATTGCCGGTTTTGAAATGGATAGAGGCAATGTTTGTGAAAGTGGTATTGACAAACAATCATTATCCAAGTATGATGTAGTGTTAACAGGACACTTTCATCACAAATCAACAGATGGTAATATTACCTATGTTGGCACTCCCTATGAAATGACATGGGCAGATTGGAATGACCCAAAAGGTTTTCATATCTTTGATACTGAAACCCGTGAAATGAATTTTGTGAAAAACACCTTTTCAATGTTTCACAAAATTACATATGATGATGGTAAAACAACCTTTGAAGATTGGAAAGAATATGATTTTTCAAAACTCAAAGAGTGTTATGTTAAAGTTGTTGTATTGAATAAACAAAATCCATTCTTGTTCGACCATGTGATAGACAGTCTTTATAAAGCAGGTGTTTCCGATTTATCGATTGTTGAAGATTTTACAGATGTGAATGTTGATTTAGACCAAGACATTATTGACCAAGCAGAAGATACTATAACTATACTTTCTAAGTATATTGACAATTTAACACTTGATGTTGAACCTGAAAAACTTAAAACATTAATGCGTGAACTTTATGTTGAAGCATTGAATACAGAAGTGGCTGAATGATACTATTTCGATATGTTCGTTGGAAAAATTTACTAAGCACCGGAAATTACTTTACAGAAATCAATCTGTCAGGTAACACTAATACATTAGTTGTAGGTGAAAACGGTTCAGGAAAAAGCACGATGCTCGATGCGTTGTGCTTTGCTCTATTTGGCAAACCATTCCGTGATATCAACAAACCCCAATTATTGAATTCAATTAACAATAAAGATTGTGTCGTTGAGGTTGAATTTGATACTGGCAATAAAGCATATAAAATCATTCGTGGTATCAAACCAAATGTATTTGAAATTTATTGCAATGGTGAACTTGTCAATCAAGATGCCGCTGTAAGAGACTACCAAGAATACCTAGAGAAGTTTATTCTCAAACTAAATTACAAATCATTTACACAGATTGTAATTTTAGGTTCTGCATCATTTACTCCTTTCATGCAATTGAAATCGGCAGACCGCAGAG